TCTTATCATGTTGTGCACTTTGGCAATGTTAGGCGTGGTTAGGCAGATATCCCAGCCGTGGTGACGATGCATGTCAAAAGCCACCTCAAAGCTCTCCGGCCTATCCTCTGCGACCAAATCCGGCGGCGTGTCGAGCGCCTTTAAATTGGTGACCGTCAGTCTCGGCGGCCAGATGCGACCACATTCATCGATAAAGAGAAACGCGTCCTTTCTCGCCCAGTGCCAAAAACGCGCCATCGTTAAGCGACCGTCAGGATGGTCTGTATCAATAAACTCGATACTGATGTCCGAGACATCCATTTTTAAGTACTTAGCCATGCGTTCAAGGTTTAAGCCTCGCACATTCGTGATGATGTGACGGCCTGACTTAATCGCCGGCAGCAGACGAAGCCATAATGCCCCTGACGTTTTATAAGAGCCTGGCGCGCCGTGATGAATAAAGATACTCATAGGTTTAACGCTCGCAGGGCAAAACGGGTCATCAAAGCCTGAAGCACGATAGCCAGCGCTTGGTCTAACCCTAAAAAGAACAGAAAGCCGCTGTATTGAGGAGGCAGCATATCGATAGCCTGTTGGATAAGCGGATAGATGGTAAACATATCAATCACTTTCTGGGACATCTCCCAGAAGAATTGGATAACAAAAATCTTGCTCTCAATCCACATAATACCGAGCTTGATCACAAGCCACGTAAAGCCATCAATTAGCCAGTCATAAAGGGTGTCCATCATAAGCATCACCTAAACAAAATGAGCATGGCGGCCAGAATGTACGCCATCGCGAGCACTATCATGCGGATGATGTGCAGGTTTTCAGAAAAGAGGGAGAAGTCAAAACAGAGGTTGTAACCAAACGCCTCGACATAGGAGCAAAACGAAGGCACCGCCGCCGAGCCTTTGAACTGATGCAAAGCCGACTGGGTGATTTTCTCGTTGATCATCTGCTTTAAATTCTGCTGAGCCGTTTCTAACTCGGTCTCGGCCTCTCGTATCGGAAACTGACAGCGTTCAGGGTTACTACAGCGCCCTGATAGCGCCGTGTTCATGGTGTCGAGTTGCTGTGAAATCGTCTCTAAGGTATTGAGCTTTTTAGAGATGGTATTAAGCGCCCCTGTATAATTGGGGCTGCTGCTATCGGGTGGCGTGGGATTGGGTTGGTCTGGGTTAGGCGGAACGACAGTCCCACCGAGTGAGTCTTTAAGTTCATCAATCGCCCGAAGGACATTAAGCTCGCTATAAAGCACATCGTATGAAACAGCCGCAACACGAGAGTAAAGCTCATCCTTGGCTTTTCTTACCTCCCGTTGCGTATCCCAAACATCAATGCGGATTTCCTCAAGATACTCCATTTGCCCACCCAAACGATTGTTGACTGCGGTGACACTCTCAAGAACACGATCCGCGTGAAACTTCGTATTGAGCTGAACCATATCTTGAGAGTGGGACACCTGACCACTGACATGATTGAGAGTCGAAGCCATCTCTGATTGGTTTTTATAGACCTGATTGAACGCAGACTTAAACGAGCTGCTCAGCCCATCAACAGGGGAATCACTGGGCGGTGAAGGTGGTAAGGGAACGCACTCTTCCCCCTCAGGGCAATAAGGATAAATGCAGCGCTCTGCAGATGCTCCGGACAAGTCGCACATCGGCCAGTTCGGGGATACCCCTTGTGAAAAACGGGGTTTGTAGAGCCCCTTGCAATAGTCCCCATTTTCATTTGAGAGACAAGACCAAACAAAACCATAGTCATCTTTTTCAATATCAAGCATGCAGCCATCAAATAACACCGATTGCACAATGGGAGAGCCAAAACCGAAAAGTAACTGGTGTGACGTAGTAGTATTAGGATCACAATTGATGGCGGAAGCCGTTACCGATGGAGAAAGAAAGAGCAATGTCAAAAACAGTAGAAAATAGCGCATA